CCTTTTATATATGTAAGAGGTTATCCAATTTTAAAAAATTATGGTGTTTGTAAAAAAACAGAATCCGAGTTAGCTAAAAAACAAATTAATCAGTCGGCAAACTCATTGATTGATTTTTGGAATGACAATCACGGCAAAGGCGAATCAGCAAACATCAAACACAAAGTTTGGGTAAATACGATCAAGACACGTTTAAAAACTTTTAGCGAATATGAGATAAAAACAGCAATGCTGGCAGTCATCAACAGCCAGTGGCATCAACAAAACAAACAGGTATTAATTAAAAACGCTATCGACAGTGACAAACGATGTGAGCAAGCAATCAGTAAATATCGCCAAGCAGCAACAGCAACCAAGATTGACCGCGCCACAGACAAATTAGCAGTTAATCAACATTGGGCAGGTGCAAATAAATCAAACATCGTGGAATCAAACACCACGCTAGAAGAAATGATGGGGAGCTGGTAATGGAATTAGCAAATATTTTACAGAGATTGACGGTTCACCACTTGGTAGCAGATTGCAGCATTCACGGTGAAACAGACCATTGGCGCGTAGGTAACAGCAAGCCTACTTGTAAACAATGCGAGGCAGAGGCTAGAGCGCAAAGAACACGCGAAAACAAGCAGCAATTAGGTCAAGTGTACAAACGCATCATGAGTGAGAACGGTGTTAGCCCTACAGCAAAGGATTTTACAGACTGGCAGTTTGATAACGCTCAGATGGACAGACAGAAAAATATTATCTCAGTTTTAGAAAACCTAGCGGAAAAAATCGTTTTATCAGGCAGCCAATTAGCAAACGGCAAGCTACCAAATATCTTGCTGATCGGTGGCACAGGCTCAGGCAAGACAATGTTAGCAACTGCATTGGTTAAAGCGGTATATCGCAAAGCAGTATTAATCGATATGAAAAATGATGTTGATGCGTACAAAGCCAATAACCACTGTGCAAAATTAATCAAGTCACGCGATATCACAGAAATGGCAAAAGCGACATGGGGTAATTACAACGAGAGCGAGTATGAGCTTATCGAGTATTTCTCAAGATTCCCGTTATTGGTCATTGATGACTTAGGTGACAGCGACGCGGCAAGCAGTGTTGATGCAAACGCTAAAGACCGTGGACGCATTGCAGATATTTTCGACAAGCGTTATCAGAAATTGCCGACGGTCATTACAACCAACTTAGACAAAGACGGTGTTGCAGCGCATTTAGGCGATAGAGCGTGGGACAGACTACAAGAAAACATCATCATCATTCGCTGTGATTGGGGCAGTCATCGTCAGTCGGTTGCTAAAGTTTTGGAGATTTGAGCATGAATATTGAATTAGCAGAACTACGGAGAATGGCGGTATGAAATACGCAACTATGGATTATGAGCAATTAGCGAGAAGCCGACCAATCAACCGCACGGCTGCAAACATGATGAAAAAGCCTGAGACGATCAGCGAGTTTGAGGAAATACGGGAAGAATTTAAAAACTGCGGCATGGCTATGAAAGCTGCGGCGACAAAGCTATCAACTCTGAATAAGAAATCAGATGAATACGTTATAGCAAATGCTGCATATCAAGAGCTAGTCCTGAAGCGAAAGCAGATGAAAAAAGATTATCCGCACGTAGTTTCAAATAATAAAAATAGGCAGGGTTACATCGTAGATGAGTTAAAAAAACGAATATCGGAGGCTGATTTTAAAGCGTGTGTTCGTCAAGCTGACAAAACCATGTTGCATGAGCTGAGATTTGGAGAGCAATCATGAGTAAGCCAAAAGCGTTTAAACCAGTATTCGACGGTTACTTCAAAATATTTTTGCATGATGACGATTATAAAAAAGCAGCGGATAGAGCAGATTTTACCGGTCAATGGATTAGATCAAAGCGTCACCGGATTATGAAGAAAAACCGCAAGTTTCAAGTGACCTTGCACATATTCGACACGGACGGACACAAGCGCGGATTGCAAAGCATGGTTTTCAAGGACAAGGGCAGTCAAGGGGATTTGTCAAAAGTGATATTTGGGTTTGGTAACAAGTTTGTTGATGAGATACGAGAAGAACATCCGGACGCTCAGATTGATTTGATTAACAGCTACGCCGTCGTGAGGGCTTAGAGATGAAAAACATAGCAAACAATAAAACAGTACAGCGCATGGAGTGGATCAAGACAAACACGGTGGTTATCACTTACACGGATGGTAAGAAAGAGACTATGAGCAGAGCCACGTTTAATCAGATTATTAAGGGGTAGGGTGATGGAGTTTGAATTAGAGCAAAGTATTTTTATCAATGCGCCGAACTGGGTTAAAAGCGCAAGCGCAGACAATAACGGTGAAGTGTGGTGGCATGACGTACCGACTGCCGAGCTAAAGACTGGTGAGGGTGCGCTATACAGTGAAAATGCGATGTACGGATGCGGCAATACTGCGTTTTCTGGTGTAAGGGTACCGCGAATTGCCATGCGCTTTGGTGTGCCTAACGGGGTTTATGAATACTGGCAGAACAGCGCTATTGAACGTGAGGCCGCTAAATGACCAAGCCATTCTTTAAAGCTGACCTGCCAATGCCGCCGAGTGTGAATCATTACTGGGCAAAGTCAGTCGGCAGAGCAAAGGGCAAACAGTACGTTCACGTTAGATTGTCCGACAGAGCCGATAAGTTTAGAAATGACGTAGTTGCACAGGTAGCGGATATTGCACAGCGTCACGGCTCGATTAGGACATATAGCGGACGTATTAGGGCGGTAGTCACGCTGCATGGAGCGACTAAGCGAAGTTACGATGTTGATAATTTCATGAAGGGCATTGGTGATGCGCTCACACACTCAATGGTCTACAAAGACGATAAGCAGATTGATGAATTGTTTATCAAGCGAGGCGAAGTGACTAAGGGCGGTCAAGCGACTATCGAGCTTTACGAGATTGTAGATGACACGGTTTGGAATAGCCTCATGAATTTTATCAAAGGGATTAAGTGATGATTGAGCCAAAAATAACAATGATGAGCTGCAAGGACGGGAAACTGTCGGGAAAGGTGGTTTTAAACGGCACTGAATGGTTCGTACAGCCGTTTCAAGTTGCAAGTGATGCAAGTGCTAGCGAGAAAGAAAACAAGCTGATTGAGCGAGCGATTAGGAGCAAGGGTGATGAGTGATATTACGGTTGGTAGTGAGTGGATTGATGATAGAGATGGCGATATTTTAAAAATACTTGTTGTTGATGGAATTGTACTTAGAGCTGAATCAAAAAACGAAGGTCTTTGCACAGTGTTAGCGAGCGATTTACTGCGGAATTACAGACCAAAAATCAAAAAAGATGATGAAGTGGCAGACATGGTAAACCATCCGCCGCATTACAAGGATGCAAGCGGGGTTGAGTGCATCGAAGTGACTAAGCACATGAGTTTTTGTGGTGGCTCATGCTTCAAATATTTATATCGCTGTGGCAAGAAGCATGACGATATCGAGGACTTAAAAAAAGCGGTTAAGTATGCGGAATGGGCGTGGGAAAACGAAGAAGTTGTGCTGATAACGCCTATGCGCCTAATTGAGCAAATAGCGGTGCATCGTGAGGGCAATATCAAGCAAGCCATGCTTTATATCGCTGAGGATTTTTGGGCAATGGCTAAGCGAAGCATTGAGGCTGAAATTGCAAGGCTAGAAAGTGAATAACCGTGACAGTGGACTACTAAAGAAAATTAGGAAGATGATTTGCTGTGCTTGCGGAGCTGACGCACCAAGTCAAGCCGCACACAGCAATTTCATGTGTCATGGCAAAGGTCGCGGTATTAAAGCGGACGACAGGTACACGATTCCGCTGTGTGCCAATTGTCATCAAAATTTAGATCAGAATTTACTACAGCAGACAAGACAGCAGCAGTTGGATTGGTTTAACGAGAGATTAGCCAGCACAAACGAGACGTTAAAGAGGTTAGAGGATGCAGCCATTCAAAACTATCCGGAAAGTTTTTAGAGTTATCAGCTTAGATATTTTTACCAACCTATGCGCCTACGTTATGTCGATGTATCAGGCGCACAAAGATAACCAAGAAGTCGAAACGATTGTAACGGTTGAGGTGATTAGTAAGGATAGAGCGCGGTCAGTGGCTCAAAACGCCTTGTATTGGAAATGGGTAACAATCATTGCAGGTAAGGATGGCAACACCAAAGAGCAGCAGCACACGATACTGAAACGCGCTCACTTGGTTAGGATTTATCAGCGCGACGACTTAGAGACAGCAGAAACGGTTATCGCACTGAACGAGGCTAAAAAACATTTAAGCCAGCAGGATTACGAGAAATTGGCGCAAGGCGTCGCAAGGTTATTTAGCACCACCAAAGCAAGCACAAAGCAGATGGGTGAGTATCTACACGAGATATATCACTTTTATAACGCGCAGGGATTATGGCTGCCACAGCCGGACGACTATCATTGGATTAGGGGTGGGGAATGAGCGATTTATCAATAACAGATTTATTGTTTGCGTATGGCGCATGGGTAAATGACGATAACGTAAGTCTTGATTGCAAAAGCCCGTCACTGATGCTTATGAAGTCAGCGCCTAAGCAGTGTAAAGACAGCGTTAAAGCGCCTAGCAAGCGCGTGGTGGCTCATATCACCGATGACGAGGCATTAGCAGTTGACCGAGCTATGAAGCTACTTAGAGAGCGTCACCTTGTCTTGTATCATGTAGTGAGATATTACTTTATCTACAACTGGACAGTGCTTGATATAGCCGTGGATTATCTGACCATCTTGGAATATGGCAATGAGAGCAAGAAGAAACTAAGCTCATACCATGCCAAGCCGTTATTAACTGAAGGCATGGGATTTATAAGTGGAGCGTTAGCAGTAGATATAGCTTGACTGTGTTTTAAATAGTATGTTAGTATCTGTATTAAGCTGCAATTACTTGTACGAGCAGCCATCTAATATAAGCCGTAACGCCTATCAAAGAATCGCAATTTTACGGCTATTCTATGAGCCATACGTGAATGGCTAGCCTAATAAGCTAAAGATGAAATTAGGAAATAATCTGGCTGCAATTTATTTGTTGGTTAGTGAAAAACTTTTAGTAATCATCACGCCTATTTTATTCAAGCCCTATCATTAACGTGATGGGGTTTTTTTTACGTCCATCAATTAGCAAGGGATTGCACATGGGTCACATAATCAAAGAACAGAGAGCAAAAGCACTAGCTTGGTCTGCCATGATGCGTGGCGGGATTATTGCTATATTGCCCAATGGTGATGGCAAGAACCCACCTAAGGGCAATGGGTGATGTATGAGTAACTACGCTAAGTCGCATGAGTGGGTTTTTAACGAATACCATAAGACAGATAATCCAGTCACTAAGCGATCTTATCTCGATATATTAAAGACACGCGCAAATAACGGTAGTACCGATGCTGCTAAGCTGGTCGCTAAGATACAAGGCGCTAAACGTGTGTGATGTAGATTACAGCCAGTCATTACGGCAGATACTCGATAGCGAGTGTGATGTAAGTGATGATATGGACAACGCGTATTTATACGATGATGCGTGTGATAAGTATGATGATTTAAACACCTTGCCCACTTAATTGTGGGCTTTTTTATACATGGACGCTGGAGGCGTGACAAGCATGATAAAACGTCCAATGCCTCCTGAGAGTATGCCGTTATTTGTAGCAGCTCCCGAAATATACGAATGGCTACACGCTACGATATTTAACCGTGACCATGCTTGGTTTAATCCTGACCATGAGCACGTATTTGATTATCAAGTTAATGAGCTTGCTTTCATGTGGGCGCATAGTGGATTCGATAAATCAGGTAAACGTGTTATAGGTCAATGCGAAAAGCCCATGTTTATGGCAGGTGGCTGGAAACGTGAACGTCAGATCATGTGGTTTGAGGATATGCTCGGTGAAGTGCCCGACATGCTTATCACATTAGACGCTCAGTATTGCAGAGAGTGCAGCTATCATGACTTTGCCGCATTGGTCGAACATGAGCTATATCACATCATTCATAAGCTGGATAACTACGGTGAGCCAGCATTTAGATCAGACGGTAAGCCAAGACTAGATTTAGTATCACACGACGTTGAGGAATTTAACGGAGTGGTGAGACGATACGGTGGTGATGAGGCTGTGATTAAGATGATGGACTTGCAGAATCAAGAGCCTGAATTAAAGATTGATAACTAACCATTTGGTTACGAGAGAGTAAATATGGCGACCCTTAGCAATGAGGTTAAGTCCTTTATTGTACAAGGGCTTGCTACATACATGACCCCCACACAAGTAGCGGATGCTGTAGCCGATGAATTTGGCGAAACAGTGGTACGTCAAACAGTGGCAAAACATGACCCAACAAAACCAGCCGGTAAAGACTTAGGGCAAGAGTGGGTAGAGTTGTTCAATGAGTGTCGTAAGGCATTTCAAGAGGACTTACAAGCTATTCCTATTGCCAATAAAGCTTACCGATTGTCTTTGCTTAACGATATGGCTATTGATGCGCTCAAGTCTAAAAACAGACCGTTGGTAGCGGCATTAGCAGAACAGGCGGCTAAAGAGATGGGCGAAGTGTTTACTAATAAGCAAAAGGTAGACAACACATCAAGCGACGGCTCAATGACACCAGTACCAGCTTTAACGCCTGAGATTGCAAAAGCAATCAGCAAGGACTTGGATGATGAGTACTGATGTTAATAAAAAATCAATTATAAAAAGCCGATGCGAGACTGAGCACCTATTCTTTGTCAGATACTTTTTCAAGCAACGCATGGGCGATAAGTTTTTAACCAACTGGCACCATCATCTAATTGCTTATGAGATTGACCGATTAATACAGAGAGCGCAGGACGGGTTAGAGACTGAGAACATCATCTTTAACTTGCCCCCTGGTGGTTCTAAAACCGAAATGGCGATGAATATTATCCCTAGAGGATTAGCATTAAATCCACGCTCACGGTTTTTATATCTATCATTCAGTGACAGTCTAGTGACGGATGTATCAGCAACAGCTCGCACCATTGTTAAGTCTAAATACTTTCAAGAGTTGTGGAATGTTGCTATCTCTAGTGACACAGACGCAAAAGGCTCGTGGAAAACAGATATCGAGGGTTTTGAGGGTGGTCATATTTATGCTGCCTCAATGGGTGGTCAGGTAACTGGTCGTCGTGCAGGTCGTATGTCAAAAGAGTTTAACGGACTCATAGTTTTGGATGATCCGCTTAAACCTGAGGACGCGTTTAGTGATACTAAGCGCACAGCCGCTAACAGAAAGCTGCTTAATACAGTAAAAAGTCGTAAAGCAAAAAGTGACACGCCCATTATCTTGATTATGCAGCGATTGCACAGCCAAGACCCAACCCAATTCATCTTAGATGGCAACATGGGCGGTAAATGGCGGCACGTCAACATACCGGCATTGATTGATGATGCGTTTATCAAGACGTTACCGCCTAGCATTGCAAAGTTAGTGCCTACGGACGTTGAGCGTGACGACAAGGGCAGACAAAGCTACTGGGCTGCTAAAGAGTCGCTGTTATCGCTGCTAGAGTTAGAGCAGGGCGGTAGTGATAAAGACGGTCAAAAAGTCAGTCGCTACACATTCCACAGCCAATACATGCAAACGCCTACTAAGCTTGGCGGTGGATTAATCAAAGCCTTGTACTTTGGTCGCTACACGGTGCAACCTAAGCTCAAATGGTTAGCAATTTTTGCTGATACCGCGCAAAAGACAAAAGAGGTTAATGACTACAGTGTCTTTATGGCAGCAGGTGAGGACTATAGCGGCAATCTCGTTATAATCGATGTATTGCGTGGTAAGTGGGAAGCGCCTGAATTAATGGTTAAGGCAAGCGCATTTATCAAAAAGCATAACGATGACACAAACACGCCTAATCTGCGCTATGTGGCGATTGAGGACAAAGCAAGTGGCACAGGGTTAATACAAACCCTAAAGACCACTAGCCGCATATCAATCAAAGCTGTGCAGCGCAATACAGATAAGCTCACACGGTTTATGGACGCACACCCCTACATTGAGGACGGCATTGTTTATTTGCCGCTTAATGCTAACTGGGTTGGTGATTTTATAGACGAGGCTGAGGCATTTAGTGCTGATATGTCACATGACCATGATGACCAAATCGACCCGCTCATTGATTTAATTAATATCGGTAGGCAAGCATTCAGCTACGACAACATATAACAGGATAACTCATGTCACAAGTGATAAACGACAGTCTGACCTCGCTTATTACAAGCATGGGCGACCCAAACAGAGATAAGCTCGCAGCGGTACAGTATAGCGGTCAGGTACTGAGCGACCAGCAGATACAAAATGCTTATCGTACTGGGTGGATGGCTAAGAGATTGGTCAACACACCAGCTAAGGACGCGCTGAGAAACTGGCGTATTTGGCAAGGTACGGCTGAGCAGACGCAAACACTTGAAAAAACTGAGATGCGCTTAGGGTTGCAAGGCAAGTTGTTAAAATGTCTTATTTTGGCACGTGTCTTAGGCGGTGCTGCCCTATTCATTGGTACGGGTGACAAGGATTTATCTAAACCACTTGATCCAAATCGTATTGACAAAGACGGCATTAAGTATCTAACTGTGCTGCCTAAGACAGCGCTAGCAGCAGCAGACCTTGACAGCGATGTACTAGGCGATAACTACGGCAAGCCCTTATATTATGAGCTAATCACTAATAACAATCTGGTTAAGATACACCCTAGCCGACTGGTTATTTTAAAAGGTGAGGTGCACATTGACGAGTGGACGGTCATGGATTCAAGCCGAGGCTGGGGCGATAGCATTATTCAAGCGTCTTATGCAGCACTAAAAAATAGCAATGCGACTGATGATAACGTGGCAAGCCTTATCTTTGAGGCTAACATTAACGTGGTGGCTATCCCTGACTTGATGAGCAAATTAGGCGACCCACGTAGCGAGCAGCAATTGCTTAAACGTCTATCATTGGCGGCAGCTCAAAAGGGCATACATGGTGATTTGCTGATTGATAGCGAGGAATCGTTCACGCGTAACAGTGCGTCATTTGCTAATCTTGATAACATCATGGAGCGTTTTGCAATTTTAGTCGGTGCGACACAAGGCATACCAGCTAGTAAATTCTTAGGTCAATTACCGCGTGGCTTGAATAGCAGTGTCAGTGGTGAGCTTGATAACTACTATGACGACATTAAGACCATGCAAACGCTTGAGATTCAACCAGCCTTGCAAATCCTTGATGAGTGTTTGATTAGGTCAGCACTAGGCGCAAGACCAGACGACATTAGTTATCTATGGACACCACTTGCTCAAGCGTCATCTAAAGAGATTGCAGAGACAGGCGAAAAGCTAGCCAATACGATTAGAACACTGGTTGATAGCGGACTATATGAAGCAGGTGAGTTAAGAGAAGCGGCAACGAATCAGCTTGTGAATATGGATGTGCTGCCGAACTTAGGTGATGCGGTCATGTGCTCAAACAATGAGCTTGATGATGATTTTAACCTTGATAATGAGGGCGATATAACGCCTGATGTGGTATAATTAAGCGTGGCTAGGGTGAGATTAATTACCTCGCTTGAAAGAGTGAAACGCTTATCACTTTGCCACACCTACCTAATAAGCGATTACAAAAGCGAGTAATATTATGACTAAAAGAGAATTAAAACCAACTGTACACGGAGTTGGTTATGTTGGGATTGGTGACTTTAAACCATCCAATAATGGATTGGATACTAAAGAGTATTCAGTTTGGAAGGATATGTTAAAAAGATGCTATAGCGAAAAATTTATTCAAAAAAATCCAACATACAGAGGGTGTTCCGTCTGTGAGGAATGGCATAACTTTCAAAATTTCGCTGAATGGCTAGTTTTACAAAAGCATCACAATTGTAATTATCATTTAGATAAAGATATACTCTGTGATGGTAATAAAATTTATTCCCCCGAAAACTGTGTTTTAGCGCCAATACAAATCAACTCTTTGCTAGTAGATAGCCGAGCCTCAAGAGGGGTGTATCCTATAGGCGTTGGTTATAGTAAGTCCAAAGAGCGATATCAGGCTTACATTACTATCGACGGAAAACAAAAGCATCTTGGTTACTATGGCGATTTAGATAGCGCATCTAAAGCCTATAGGTCGGCTAAACATGCAAACATAAAGCGTGTGGCATTAAAGTGGAGAGATAGTATTGATAAAAGTCTATTTGATGCTTTAATCAAAAAGTCGGAGCAATACAAATACAGCCGAAAGTCGGATTACACCCCCGATTGCCACACCTTTAGGGTGTATTATCTGAATAGGTGTTAATGATATGAGCGATTTAAAATATTATTTTGTCAGCGCTTGGATTGACCCTAGTAACGGCGATATACCTAATGTTGTTGAGTTGTTTGTTGTTACCGATGAGCCTGCTATTGACTTGTGGCATGTTAGGGAGAGAATAAAAACACAGCACTGGAAACCGAAAAGAGTCTCCATTATCAACTTACAAGAAATTGATGCGGCTACCTATAAAATAAATGTCACACGACCAAGACAGGTTGGGTTGAGAATATTTAATAACGAATCAAATTTTGATGTAGTGACTCGGTAGATAACGCCAATATAAATAAAACAAAACCCCACCTAACCGTGGGGTTTTTTAATGCCAATTTAAAAGGCTCAATCATGGACTACAAACTATCTGAGCTAGTCAATAGCGACAAAGATATTGAGCTGCCTCAAATTGTCGAGCGTTTATCATCTGAGCGTGAATATCGCAGGTTAATGCGCTCAATCATACGTGATGCAAAACAAGCTGTTATTGACGATGTATTGCCTACCTACGCGCTATCTATCAGCGATGGTGCAATGATAACTGATGGGTTCTTTACGACTGCCGCCGACCTTGTAGCGTCACTTAGAGATAAGATGCGAGTAGCAGCCCTAAGAGTGTCATTAAGTGCAGGTATCTTGATTAATAGTGAGGCTCGCAGCTTAGATAGTAAGTTTGTGGCAGGGGTTAAGGCTAAAGCTAATACAGACATAAGCGCGTTTGTGCGTCCTGAGGATAACAGCCTGCTTATTCGTAAGATAGTCGAGCGCAATACCGCACTGATTACCTCATTGACCGATGAAACGGTCGAGAAGATAACGCAAGCCGTTATTGATGCTCAAATCAAAGGGTTAAGCAAGGCACAGCTTAAAGACGAGCTGAGCAGGATATTGGGCAAACAAGCCAAACGTGCTGACCTTATCGCAAGTGACCAGATGGAGAAGCTCGCGGCGGATATTATCGCTGACCGTGCCAAGCAAGCCAACCTCAACATATATATATGGCAGTCAAGGCATGATGACAGGGTTCGTAGTTATCACCAATATTTAGATGGCAAACGCCAAGATACGCGAAACGCTAACCACGGTGACCACGGATTATTCCCTAGACAGCCGATAAGATGCCGATGTTCTGCTAAGTGGATAGTTGGTGGGCGTGGGTCGAAACTATATTAAGGAATTGTTATGAACTTCTTTCAAAGATTATTTGCAAAAGAAGAGTTTATTAAAATGCGGCGGTATCAACTTGCTTGCCAAGAGTTAGACAGATGGTTAGCGAGCGACCCAAAGGCTGTAATGATAATCAAGCATATTGATGATTATGCTAACGATAGAGGTGCTTTATGGCCAGATAAGTTGCGTAGGCAGTTGTCTGAGCTGGAAAAAGAAAATAAACCCCAGTCTAACCAACCTTTAGAGCCGCCTGTATTCTGATTCTATTAAACAAACACAGCCACTCAAACGAGTGGTTTTTTTACGTCCATAAAAAGGGCATGACATGAAATTTACAGACCGCGCCACACTGACTGAGCCTAGAGAGACTGAGAACGGTTACTTGGTAGGTGACGTTAGGTGTGCGAGAACAGGAATACAGCAGTATTTAGGGGTTGAGCTTGGATTGCCTAGCATGGACATTATTAACGTCTATCGCTCACCCGAAGAAGTGTTTAATAAAGACAGCTTGGCAAGTTATCCGCATAAGCCTATGACTAGCGACCACCCTACTGTGGACGTTGACGCGACCAACTGGAAACAGTTCGCAGGTGGCGATTTAGGCGATGAGGTGCTACGTGACGGTGAGTTTGTCAAAGTCTCATTTAAGATGATGGATGCAGGGCTAATCAATGACTACCGAGCAGGTAAACGCGAAGTCAGCATGGGCTATACCGCTGAGATTGAATTTGCAGACGGCATGACACCCGATGGTGAGCCTTACCAAGCCATTCAAAAGAATATCAGAATTAACCACATTGCCTTAGTCGGTCAGGGCAGAGCTGGTAAAGATTGCCGCATTGGAGACAGTGCTAATCAATGGGGGACGTCCCCAATAACCAAAGTCTTAGGAGATAGTAACGTGGACTTGAAAACATTAATTGTGGACGGCTTAACAGTTGACACCACTGATACGGGCGCGGTAGCTATTCAAAAGCTTGCCGATGATAAAAACAAGGTTGTACGTCAACTTGCTGATGCCAAGATTGAGCATGAGACAGCAATCAATGCCAAAGATGCTGAGCTTGCCGTTAAAGACGCTGAGATTGACGCGCTGAAAGCCGCTAAGCTGTCCGATGCTGAGATTGACGCAAAGGTACAGGCTCGCAGTGACTTGCTAACCAAAGCCAAATCAGTAGCAGATACGGATTTTACTGGTTTGTCAGACGCAGACATCAAAAAAGCCGCAGTCGTTGCCGCTTTAGGTGATGCAGCTATTGAGGGTAAAACCGAGGCTTATATCGATGCTCGCTTTGACATTTTGGTCGAATCAGCGGATAAAGCAGACCCATTTGCTACTGCTATGAATGATGGTCAGCCGCAAACCAAAGTGCTAGACCACGGTCAATCAGAATACGAGCAGAATATCTTAAATCGCTCAAACAAGCGCAAGGGAGCATAAG